AGTAGAAAACGCGGGTGAAATCATCTTGAAGATCTCTGCGTTGTCCACTTCCTTTGCCCACAAACCAAGCATAAAGGCGATTACCATAGCCAAGACGGAGATGCACAATGTTGCGCTGACCATTAGAGTTACCCATAACGTTAGTTTGTCCTTCACTTCTAGTTGGGGCTTCCGTGGTTGGTGTATCGGCTTCTTGGTCATACATAAATGTCCAGCTTACGGTTTGTAAAAATCTCTAAACTGAGTTGATTGCGTTCTGCTTTCTTAACGTACAACTCAAACTCAAGATCATCAATTTTGTCTTTCACCTTTTTCATCTTTAGCGCTTGCTTATATTCTTCCTCAAGACGTTCTGTCCTGCGTTCAAGCGCATCAGTCTTAGTTGGCTCGCCTCCCGGATGTACCATGGGGTACCACTTGTGTATAGGCGGGATCATTTCTTTTCACGCTCAAGTGCATCTTTATAGCCATGAACAACTTTGTTTCTAAGCCATGTGGAATCGGCTGTACCCGCCCACTCGGACAAGTTGTTCCAGATGACCACATAATCCGTTGACTTGCAATGTCCTGCGTTCTGATCTAGCCACGCCACCATCTCCCTGTGCCGTAGCGTAGGGTCGTGGACTGTATAAGCTATTCCATAGAATTCTCGTACGTGACAGCCATTCTTGGCAACAGCACCTACAAGCCCTAACAGCAATAACAAAAGGAGCCATCGCATTTACCACGCCCAGCTCCATGCAATCATATACGTGCCAAAAATAACGAAGGCCACAATACAGGCTGCGGCAATAAATGCTTCAGCCCAATCCCACATGCTAGTCAGCCGTTAAGTCAGGTTCAGGCACCGCAGGTGGTTTTGCGGCTTCTTGAATTGCTTGGATCAAAGAGTACACCTCTTGGTAGGGGCGTGTTCCAAGGTAACCAAGCACTTGGTTTACTGTTTCAATATCGATGTGTAATTTCATGGTATTAAGCTGGTTGGGTGGGCCAAATTATTGTGTCAGGGAAGCCTTCTTGCGCTGGAACATCGCGCAGTTCTTGGCGATAATTCATCCACGCCGAGAATTGTTCACCAGTTAGTCTGGCGATAGCAGATGGTAACTCCACCCAGTCTGAGTCGGCAAGAAGTCTGTTTCGTTCTTGTCGCATCAATGCAGTTTGATAAGCAAGGGCATCACTAACAGCTCGAATTTCAATCTCAAGAATAGAAGCTAACTCTTCTGCATTAGCCTCTCTGATATGTCCGTCAATACACACATGTCGCACCACCCTGTTTGGGTCTTCGACGACTGCAAGTGCTTCAACAATCACAGGATCTTCAGTAATTACTGTTTCTTCGGTCATGATGTTCTCTTTCTAATACCAAGTACGTATACACCTGAATTGACAGCGGTCGAACCATTCAAGTTAGAGGTGCCGCCTTGGATTCTGAACATATTTGGGTTCGTCTGACCGCTAGATTGACTATGTGACCCAGCAATATTTCCGTTATACGAATTCGAGGAGCTGTTACAAATACCCCAAAATTGGACATCAGTGGTAGATTTTGAAGGTGTGAACTGAAGCTCAAATATAGGATTCCAAGAATAGGAAGACCCAGCATCACCAAAGTAGTTAGCTTGCCAAGAGTTCGCGGATGACGTGCTATTGCCGTAGGTTACACTGCTCGTGTAAGGCATTGAAAACGCCGCATTAGCATACCTATTACCTGTTTGATCTACGGTATTATTGTATCCAGTATAAAAATATACAGTTTGTCCGCCCCCGCTTGTCATGTTCATACCTGTACAAACCAACCTAAATTGTGAAAACAAGGTGATATCGAGACTTAGAACATCAAGATAGGATACCGTACCATTTAAAGGCACGAACTTAATGTACTCATATCCTGCATTAGCTTGAACTATTGCAAGTACTTGGGCGGAGGTTAAACCCCCCGAGCTAGCGCCACCAATTGTCGTGATTATTCGTGCCATGTTTAACCCTCATAACCCATTACGTAAATTGAGTACGATGCCGCACCATAATTTTGGCAATACAGCTTGTCACCTGCGCTAAGCACTAAACCTGTTCGCTGATAATTACTAAACGTCGTTTGATTTTCAACCAGTGCATTTTGCGAGACACTTGAAAAACCAGACGTGAACTGGTTTACGTTTGCAACTGAGTCTCCTAAATACAAATAAGACGTAGCTGAAATACCATTGAACGTAGTTGTTGTTGCTGGCAAACCTTGAGACGCCCAATACGATGTAGCTGTTTGCCAAATAACTAAGTCTGTTGAAACGTATGAAACATTGTTGTTTGAAATTGCCGCCCATAAACTTGTACCAATGCGACGTGGGCGCATAATGAAATAACCACCAGTAGCCCAAGGGATCGTAGCGGCTTCCAGCGTAAGTGCAGTAATATATGAGTATGACGCATTACCGTTTTGAAGAGCTCTTAACTCCGCTTTAGAAGCAGAGAAAATCCTGCGAGTACCAGAGCCAACGTACTCCATGTAAAACCTCTGAGTGTTTGGATTCCACTCAAACCAGCTTATTTCATAACCAGTGCCACTACCATAAAAGCCAGACCACTTTGCGCCAGACGCCGCAGTCCCCCAATAAAAAGAATTATTTGGAGAACCCGACGCAGTTGCAGTTTCTTGATCACAAATTGCAAAATAAGAGGAGGGCCAGCCACTTGCTTGGCAAACGTAAAAGCCGTTAGATGCTAAAAAGCGCTGAGCATACCAATATTGGTAGTAACTTGCTATACTATTTCCGCCAGTAAATTGGTACATTATGCTGTTGCTAGTATACGTAGGGTTATACTGGGTTGAGCCAACAAAAACACTCATATACGGCGACCCGTCACAGCCAATAGTAAAGTCAGTGTAAAGGTCGGTGTCTTGACCGCAACCTTGATAACTGGCGGCAGAGTTTACAATTGCGGTAGCGCCATTAGTGTCATCAGCAAGCAATATCTTGCCTAATTGCAATCCAGTTACCCCTGAATTTAAGTTGTACGATCTTACTCGGGCACTATTATTGTTACCAGAAATAGCCAATGGCACGAAGAAAATTGGCGCAGTCTTGCCGTTGTACTCTGAGTAATTTGTAAAAAAATACGGATCTAGTTTAATGCCTTGAAAATTACCAATATTTCCAGCAGAACCAGAGGTAGTCCAAGCAGAACCATCCCAGTAATTTGATGTGAACAGACCATCACCCTGTGTTTTGTTTGTAAACATGTACTTTACAGGCGTTGTGCGGCTTACAGGGTCAAGCCACCAAATACGCCAATCCACATTTCCTGCGCTAATAGCTGTGGCTACAGTTATTTGGTTGACGGATATAGTTGCAGAATCAATTGCATAAGAAAACTTAGCATTTGTAGTGGTGCTAAGACTTGTTGCTTGCACATTAACAGCGGCGGCACTGCCTGATGTGTTAGAGTACACGAGAGCCGCGTTATATGGGGCTACCGTGGTTGAACCTAATCGTCCGTTTGCCATGTTCGTTTCTCCTTAGAAGCTTGTGAAAAAGTAGCTTTGAGCTATTGATAAAGACGCACCGCCACCCGCTGAAATGGTGATAGCACCAGTGGATGCGCTGACTGAGATACCACTGCCAGCGGTAACACTTGTTACACCCGCGTTAGTCAAAGTTATTGAGCCTCCTAACGCAACTGTACCTCCGCCTGACATTCCTGTTCCAGCAGTAACTGTTACTGAAGAATTGGTTAATGCGGCGTTGGCAATACCACTTAACGTGCCACCTAAAGTTAGGCTTCCTGATGAAGTGACAGTTCCTGTTAACGTCAAACCATTGACCGTTCCAGTACCTGAAACGCTTGTGACTGTACCGCCTGCACCAGTTGCAGATAAAGTACCACCTGCAAAACTAACGCCTGTACCGATGGTCACGTTGCTAAAACCGCCAGCACCGTTACCATAAAGGATTGATGAACCGCTTGTAGCAGGCGCGTAATCTGTTCCAGACACGGCGGCAGATATTGCCGAGCCGTTGCCCTTCAAAACGCCTGTAATGGTTGTTGAAAGCGTAATTGCTGGTGTTGTGGTTGCATTTGCAACAGTACCAGCCAAGCCATTTGCAGACACAACTGAGACAGTTGAAACCGTACCAGACGCACCGCTTGAAGACGCCAACAGCGTAACAACACCTGCGCTGTTCTTTGCATACAGCTTCATGTCAGCAGTGTTAAGCGCGAGTTCTCCGTTAACAAGATTACCAGACGTCGGAACAGCCGCCGCAGTGGTGCTGTAGTACAGCGATATGGGTGTGTAACCAGCTTGAGACATTAGAAAGTTCCTCCAGATACGCCAACGTAACTCGTGGCAGTAACAGTCGTAAATGCACCAGTTGATGTCGTTGTTGCACCAATTGATGTGCCGTTAATCGTCCCACCCGTAATTGCTACAGCGCCAGCACTTTGTGTAGACATTGTACCAAGACCGGTAATTGCAGAGTTTGGAATTGTGGTAGAAGCTGACATTGCGCTTGTACCATTGCCATACACATACCCAGTCAGTGTTGTAGCACCTGTACCGCCGTTGGCAACGATCAATGTGCCGCCAAGAGTTAAAGTGCCAGATACCGTGATAGGACCACCTGTAAGGGTCAGTCCAGTTGTCCCACCTGATCCGCTCACGCTTTGTACCGTACCGCCAGCGGCAGGGGTTGCAGAGATCGTAATACCACCAGAAGTATTTGAGATGCTAACGTTTGTACCAGCCGTCAAAGTGGCTAGGGAGTAGCCAGTACCGTTACCAATAGCCAACTGACCATTAGTTGGCGTTGCTGTCAAACCTGTACCGCCATAAGCAGTACCAATAGCTGTACCGTTCCATGTACCTGCGGTCAGCGTACCCACACCAGTGATACCAGTGTAAGAACCGCTCAAACGAGCCGCTGGAAGCGTTCCAGAGGTAATGTTGGCGGCGTTGGTAGTGTCAGTGGTGGCAGAGGCCGCTAAACCTGATACAGCGCCAGCCGCGATGGCAATTGATGTGTTGGTGACCGAAGTTAAGCGTCCGTAGGTATCAACAGCAAAAACAGGAACCTGTGAGGCAGAACCGTAGGTCGCCGCAGTTACGCCAGAAGCCGCCAAGGCAATCGTGACAGCCGCCGCACCTGTGTAGCTTGTACCTGTCAAACCTGTGCCGATGGTCAAAGCATTTGGGTTAGCCGCCGTGATTGTTCCAGACGCACCTAAAGAGATCGATGTGCCGTTAACTGTGACAGCGCTGTTGGTCAAAAATGCGTTGCTAAACGTGCCAGAAGTTACCTGAGACGCGGCAATTGCAATAGCAGTGTTGCTGGCGCTAGTTACCTGACCTTGAGCGTTAATTGCAAGCGTTGGAACAGATGCCGCAATACCATAAGACCCCGCCAAAACGCCAGTGTTGGCAATGTTAAAAGTGTAAGTTGGTGACTCAGTCAGACCTGTACCAGCCGAGTAAACGATTGGGGCGGCAAATTGAGAAAATGCAATAGCAGTTGTGCCAACAATAATAGGTAGCGGTGTCTGTTGAACCCACTGGGTATTTGCGTTGATTGTTCCTGACAAAACCAATGTTAAGTCACCAACGTCGATTTCGTTGTAACCAGTGCCTGAAGTGTCGTAGTCAGTTGCGCGAGTAAGAACCCATGCCGCAACACCTGATCCCACGGCGGTAACAGTGTAAATACCGTTGTATGCGCCATTTGCTTGGTTCTTAACCAAGATACGCTGACCAACTGTTGGACTTCCGCCGTCAACTGACAAGGCAGAAAAAGGCACTGTTTTGGTAAGAGTTGCACCAACACCAGAAGCGCCGTTGTTATAAAGAACAGTACCTAAGTCGGCAGTCGTTGCGTAGTTAGACGCGGCATGAAAGTTAAGACCAGACGCAATTGAGTCTGCGTAGTCTTTGTTGACAATGTCGATACCGTTAATTGGGGCGTTGGCAATCGTTCCAGAGGTCATTGTGACCGACGTGAACGTACCAGCCGCAGGAGTTCCAGAACCTACTGTAGTTCCGTTAATTGATCCACCAGAAATCGTAACAGCACCTGCATTCTGGGTGGACATAGTCCCAAGACCAGAAACTTGCGTATTGGTAATTGCAATGTTTGTATCAGCCAACGCAGTCAATTGACCTTGCGCATTGACCGTAGCTGTCAGCGTCTTAGATGCCGCGCCATAAGATGCGGCAGTCACCGCGGTGTTTGCAAGGTTGATTGTCTGCGCAGAAGCACCAGTAAAGGATCCTGCGGTGAAACCTGTACCAAAAGTCAAAGCATTTGGTGTTGCGGCAGTGATCGTGCCTGAAGCGCCAAGGTTTACGGTTGTTCCGTTAATTGTTACATTTGGGTTGGCAATCTGTGCATTGGTCACAGTTCCAGACAAATCAGTTGTTGGAATCGTTGCAGAAGCTGTCATTGGCGAAGTGCCTGAGCCTTTAACATACCCTGTTAAAGAATTAGCGCCTGTACCGCCACTTACTACGTTTACTGTACCACCTAATGTAACTGCACCACCTGTTGCTGTAGCAGGTGTTAACCCTGTGCCACCGCCAGAGATAGATGTAACGCCACCAACTAATGAAAACTGATTCCACTGACCAGATGCGTAACCATCAAATGTTTGTGTATCAGTATTAAATCTGAATTGTCCTGATGTACCTACAGGTTGCTGCGCATTAGTGCCTTTAGGGATAACCACGCCACCAGTTCCAGGCAATACTACATTATCGATAATTGAAATAGTAGGATCACCTGCGCCATTGCCATTAGTAACTGCAATCTGATTTGCTGTGCCAGTAATTTGACGGCTTGCAACAGTTGTACCGCCTACAACAGCTACCATTCCTGTGCCGCTTAAAGCAGCAATTGCACCTGCAATACCTGTTAGTTGGAGTGTGGGGTTACCACCAGTACCATCAGCATTAGATACACTTAACCCACTGCCTGATGTTGCTATAGCGCGGTTAACAAGAGTGCCTGCACCATTCTTAACAACAATGCCACCGCCAAGTGGGTTTAACTGCGAAACTGCGCCTGTTAAAGCAATTTGATAGAACGATTGCGCGCCGCCATCAAC